TCGCACGAGACTAGCGTGATCCGACCTGACGGAACACGGTTGCGCGGCTATTCACAGCACAAGCACGCCGCCGATGCTGCCCTTGATGCCCTCGCCCCCGAACTCGCCCTCGCCTACATCGCCCTGCACGAAGCGCAGGACGCGCGTGTGAAGGTGTTGGTGGAGGCTTTGGAGAAAATATCAGCAAGACCCCAAGGCGTAATATGGGGCGAATGTCACGAAGTTAGAGACGCTATGCGGGATATGGAATATATAGCAGACACCACCCTCGCCGCGCTGCAAGAGGAGAAACATGACAAGTAACATAAACGGTAAGCCATGCCCCTTTTGCTCTAGTAGTGATGCCTTTGGTTGGGACACAGACACAGGGATGTTCTATTGTTTCTCCTGCCAAGCCAAGAACAGTAGCAAAGGGGGTTTGTGCTTTGATGGAAAAACATTGGTTCCTTGGGACCTAGTAGAAAAGACAGAAGAGGAAGGTTATTCAGTGGACCCATACGTTCCAGACGACTACCGTGGCATCAAGAAAGCCACACTAGAGAAATACGGTGTATACTTCACTAAAGGCCCCGATGGAGGGGAAACTGTCCATTACCAATACCCAAGCGCCACAAAACACCGGACCCTCCCTAAGTCCATTAAAGTGAGTGGTAAGCTGGACAAGTTCTATGGTCAGGATGACTACTCAGGTGGTCGTATGATTACTATTACTGAAGGGGAAGAAGACCGACTGTCTGTCCTACAGATGATGGGGGATTGGCCTACGGTAAGTGTTCCTAATGCTTCCCCTTCCAAAGACTTCTGGCATAACGCTAGGGACTACTTGGCCCATTTCGAGAAGATCATTCTGTCTGTGGATAATGACGCTCCCGGCGATGCTCTGGCAGAGAAAATCTATCGTATGTTCCCCGGCAAGACCTATCGTGTTCTGCATGGGAAATACAAAGATGCTAACGACTACCTCCAGAATGGGGCAGGGCCTCAGTATAAGGACGCATGGTGGAACGCACAGAAGATTAAACCTGACAACATCCGATCTACAGCACAAGACTTCATCAAACTCTACAACGAAACCCCAGACTATGAATATTTCCCTACAGGTATTCAGGAACTTGATGATAAAATCATGGGTATCCACAAAGGGGCCTTCACTGTCATCCTAGCTAAAAGTGGGCTAGGGAAGACCGAGATGATGCGTTACTTGGAATATCAGGCCCTTTCTACGAGTGACTATACCATTGCTATCTGTCACTTGGAAGAAACTCCCCTACGGTCTATCCTTGGGTTAGCTTCCTATGTCCTTAATGATAATGTTACGAGAAAGGATTTGATTGAGGGGGAAGGTAAGGAGGTTGACATAGAGTCTGCGTTTAAGGTGCTTACAGAGAAGGAGAAGTTGCATCAATTCCAAGTGAAGATGGATGATACAGTAGACGACTTAGTGAACCAGATCAGGTTTCTTGTAACGGCCATGGGTGTAGACTACATTTTTATTGAGCCAATTCAAGACCTTATCAGTGGGACTACTTCGGAGAAAGAGAGTCTACTTACGGACCTTACGAACAAACTGAAGCGTTTGGCACCTGAGATCAATGTAGGTATTGTTGTGATTGCCCACGCTAACGATGAGGGTGACGCGAAGTATTGCCGTTCTATCATTCAAGGCGCTGCGTTTGAGATTAACATAGACCGTGACCTTGAGGCAGAAGACCCTGTGGAACGTAACCGTATGTATCTTCGTGTGGGACGTAAGAACCGTGTCGGTGGTGGCTCTGGTCCAGCAGGGTCCTTGACATTCGACATTAACACATATACTATGACGCCAGACTTAGGACCACAAGAGCCTAAGAGGAAGGTGGTGGGGAATGACCCCTTTTAAGGAGAAGAAGGTATGACTGTGAGTGGACTTATCCAACAACTATCTGGCTTGGACCCAGACACACGGGTTATGGTCAGTGGGTATGAAGGGGGTTATGATGATTGTGAGGGTGTTTCAGGGCCAATAGAGTTTGCACTTAATGTCAACACAGCTTGGTATTATGGCTCTCACGAAGAGGTTAAATACCTTATAGGAGGACAAAAGGATAAGGACTACTGTAAAGTCATGGGGGTTGTGGTGTCATGATGGAAAACTTTGATGATTGGTGGGATGACGAAAGGGCCTATGACGTATCTGGAGGGGACTGGGATGACCTAAAGGCTTTTGTCCGCAGTGCCTACAAAGCGGGTAAACAGTCACAGCAAACAGAACTCCAAAACCGGATAACAGAACTTGAGGAGATTATCAGTGGGAGACAAGATTCTAAAGGAAGTGGTCTGGGATTGTGAAACCGACGGTCTCTTAGAGTCCCTCACAAAGTTGCATGTATTCTCTTGGAAGGAAGACGAGGAGCCTATCCAATCAACCAACGACCCTAAGACAATCAAAGAGGTGATGACCCAACCAGACACCCTTTATATAGGCCACAACATTATTGGATACGACCTTCCAGCCCTTCGGAAGTTAGGTATAGTGGATGTTCCTTGGGAAGCCTGTGCAGACACTCTAGGGCTTTCTTGGGTGTTGTTCCCAGAGCGTGTGAGGCATGGGCTTAAACAGTGGGCAGAGGATTTAGGTGGAGAAAAGCCAGAGGTCGAGGATTGGGTAGATGTAACCTATGAACAGATGTGCCATAGGTGTGAGTCTGATGTAAATACCAACTGGCTCTTGTGGCAGAAGATAAAGGAGAAACTTAATGCTCTATACAGTTCATAGACTTCTTGAGGGATTGCACAAACTAGTGTTTAGGTTTGATGCACAAATACAAATTTACGGTTGGAGGTGGCGATACTGGTATGTAGTGGGGGAAGAATCCCCTGAAGGTGGCTATCTAGATATCACCGATGGTATCTTCTGTTTCCAACGTAGGTATGTGGTATGAAAGAGTTGTCCCAAGAGTCCCTACGCTTCATCAAGTATGTAGGGTTTAAGTTGGACTGTGCCCGTGAACAGGCTGAGGAGGGGTGGCGATTAGACTATGACCGCGCCATGAGGAACTACTTAGAACTAGAAGCCCTGTCCAAAGAGAAGACAGAGGCACTTCGTAAAGCTATGCCCAAAATTCCTAAGTATGCCGTGTATAATAAACCAAAGGTCATGTTCAAGAAGGATGGCACCCTAAGCAGTCACGGTGAGAAGTGGTTCCAAAGGCTAAAGGAGAATGGCCTAAGTCCTACTTCACAAGGTCCTATCCAAGTGGTCACGTCCTATGAGGAAGCTAACCCCGGTTCTACTCCTCAGGTGAAAGACTGGTTGTATTCCCTTGGGTGGAAGCCTCAGACCTTTGATTACAAGAGGGACAAGGAAACAGGCGAGGAACGAGCCATTCCACAAGTGAGGGACAATGGGGAACTCTGTGAAAGTGTCAAGAAACTATCCTATAAGGACACTGCCATTGACCTTCTAGATGGCCTCACTGTCATCACTCACCGTATGGGTATCTTCAAGGGGTTCGTTGAGTGTGCTACACAGAAACCAGACGGGACATTTTGGCTAAAGGCTGAGGTTGGCGGGTTTACAAACACTATGAGGTTCAAGCACAGGAAGCCTCTTGTGAACTTGCCGGGTGTTGATACCCAATGGGGAGATGAAATCCGTGGGTGTCTCATTGCACCAGAGGGTAAGTGGGTTGTGGGTAGTGACATGAGTAGCCTTGAGTCCACTACCAAACGCCATTACATGATGCCCCATGACCCTGATTATGTAGAGGAGATGTCAAAGGAAGGCTTCGATGAACACCTAGATTTGGCCAAGTTTGCAGGGGCTATTACTGAGGAAGATGAGCGTCTGTATAATGAGGGAAAGAAGCCAGAGGTTAAGTCTGTTCGTAAGGCATACAAAGTAACCAACTATAGCGCAATTTACGGGGTAGGCCCACCCAAACTAGCAAGGACCTTGGACATCCCTGAGAAGCAGGCTAAGGCCCTCTTGGAAGCCTATTGGGAGCGCAACTGGTCCGTAAAGAAGGTGGCGGAGGAGCAATACGTCAAGACCCTCAAGGATGGCTCTATGTGGCTTAAAAACCCTGTCTCTGGATTCTACTACAACCTACGCTATGAAAAGGACCGCTTCAGCACCCTCAACCAGTCTACAGGGGTGTATTGCTTCGATACTTGGGTGATGTTCTCACGTAAGCAGGGGGTGAAGGTTATTGGGCAGTTTCACGATGAGGTGATTGTTGTGACAGATGATCCTGACGGTGTTGAGCAGAAGCTACAGAAGGCTATCGAACAGACTAATGAGAAACTACAACTCAACGTCCCACTTGGGATTGATGTTCAGAAAGGGGATACTTACGGTGCGGTGCATTGATGCCTAGATTTTGTCCAGCCCCTAACACCCCTGATAAAGATATTGTAATGACACCTGAGTGGTTAGCCAAGGACATCTTAGACCATTACAAACCTTATGGGAAGTTCCTAGACCCTTGTCGGGGGGAAGGTGCCTTTTACGAACAGTATGGTGGGGATAAGGACTATTGTGAACTGGCTGAGGGTAAAGACTTCCTAGAATACCTAGGGAAATCTGACTGGATTGTTACGAATCCACCGTGGTCAAAGATGAGACAGTTTATCTGCAAAGGGATGGAGGTATCGGACAACGTAGTTTACTTGACGACTATAAACCACTACACCACCAAGAGGAGACTCAGGGACATAAGGGAACAGGGTTTTAGCATTAAGGAAATCTTTTGTGTCCCCACACCAACTAACCCTTGGCCCCAACTTGGTTTCCAGTTAGCCGCAGTTCACATACAAAAGGGATACAAAGGGGATATAAGAATGTCTTGGCACAAAGATTGCTAAGGTTCCCATTTTGTTCTTGACAATCCCTGAAACAAGTGTATAATACGAACACTAGAGCCAAACACAAAAGGACTAAGAGATGAGCAATAAAAACGTATACCTGAAGGGCCAAGCCCGCTATCTTCGACCCTATCACTTGGACACAGGTGATAACCTCCCTGAAGGGTCAGACCTGCGTAACAAGATTGAGAAGACCCAAGGTATCTATTCAACGATGGTGGTTCTTCCATTCTCCAATCGGGATGAGGCAGAGGAACACCTGAATGAACTTGGCATCCCTACTGATGGGATGATGGGGAACCTCCTCAAGCGTATCAAGAAGGATGATGGCACTGCTGAGATTGTCTATAAGATCACTCGTCCCCATTATGAGCCTAACTTTGAAGATGGCCTCATGGGACCACCCAAGGTAGTGGACTCAGACAACCAAGGGTGGGACCCAGAAGTTCTTATCGGTAATGGCAGTGACATCACTGTGAAGCTGAACGTCTGGGAGGGGACTAAAGCTACCAAGGTCCGTTGGGATGGTGTTCGTGTAGATAGCCTTGTAACCTACGTCAAGGAAGACGAGGGCTTCTGATGAAAGTAACTCTCGTAGTAGAGCGTAAAATGGAAACAGACGGGGAAACCTCCGTCTACTCCTACACCAAGGAAGGACTGGAAACTGTGGAAGACTTCTTGGTTTTCTTTGAGACAGGTCTCATTGGTTCTGGCTTTACTTTTATTGGATACGTAGGGGCAGTGTCGAAAGATCAACAGAAAGAGTATTGGAGTGGGTGGTAATGGAAAACGGTATTAAAGTAACAGCAACCTTCGAGAGTTTCGATAAGGCTCTGGTGGAAGAACTTAAATCTTACCTTGAGGGGGTTTTAGATGAGCCTTGGGAATTGGCTCACGACTACAAGGTAGCACTGACCACTGTTGACGCTTATATGACAGTAATTTCTGATTACATGCAAGGGTCTGAATGGAACGACTACAAGGCTACTATCCAATCCAAGTATGACAAACTTGTAGAAAAAGCCTACCCAAAGTTATCTGGTCCTCTTGACATTCATATTACTAACGTCCGTGACCTTCCCGATGGTGGGGCTACTATTGAGTATGAGGCTTCCCCTAAGATGAAGGAGTTCCTTATGGGTATTGGACTTACTAAAATCCTTGAGGATGCCTGTGAAGAGATTCTTGGGGAAGGTGGTGACAAAGGTCAAGTTCCCGGTTGGGAGTATTACTAATGGAACTCTTAAGGAATACCCTACGGGAACACCAAGACGAGATTATGGATGAGTTTGACTTTGGCAAGGTTCGTCGTGTCATGGAGTTCTTAGGTTGGCAATGGGGTGGTGCAGAGGATGGGGTTCCTGCTCAGGCAGAGATGCGTAGGTGGGTAAGGGACCTTATGGCTCAGGCTTATGACTATGCCACAAAGAGTGGACAGAACTATTGGATTTCCTCTGGTGGGTTTGTTGTCGAGTATGACGTTATGGATGATGCCTTTGATGTTTACTTCAAGCTAGAGGGTTGGAACACAGATGGGTTGGAGGTGCCCTCTTGAAGTTGTTAGTCGATGGTGACATAGTGGCCTACACAGCAGCTTTCCACACTCAGTCTAAAGAGAACACCCAAGAAGAAGCCGTAAGGAAAATGGACTCCACAATCCGATGGTCATTGGCTAAAACAAATGCCTCTGAGTATCAAGTATATCTCACTGGGAAGGGCAACTTCAGGTTTCAGGTGGCTAAGTCCTACAAGGCTCAAAGGACCGCCCCTAAGCCTGCCCTTCTACCTTTCTGTAGGGAACACCTACGTTGGGAATGGGGGGCCATTGTCTCCGATGGGGAAGAAGCTGATGACCTCATTGCCATAGAGGCTGCTCGACTTGGGTATGAGAATTGTATTGTGGCGTCTGTAGACAAAGACTTCCTCCAGCTTGGAGTCCCCGTGTATAATTGGCGTAAGGATGAGTTGGTGGAGGTTACGAAGGGAGACGGTCTTAAGTTCTTCTACACACAATGCCTTATGGGCGATTCTGCCGATAATGTTGTAGGTATCCCCGGTGTAGGTGTCAAAGGGGCTGAGAAGCACTTGGAAGGGCTTACAGAGGAGAGAGACCTTTATGAAGCCTGCCTAAGCCTTTACTTAGAGAAGGGCCTTACGGCTCAAGACCTGACAGATAATGCTAGGCTCTTGTGGCTAAGACGTAAACCAAATGAAATGTGGGAGCCTCCTGAATGACACAAGAACTAATGCGACATAAAGTCTTTCGAGAGTTTGACCTAACAGACCCTGATGGTGTTCGATGTGATTTCTACCGGGAAGAAGGGCCTCTTGCTTCCACCTACTGTAAATACCTCACAAGTGTCATAAGCATTGAACTTACCATTGCAGGCTATCAGATTGAGGACTTTCCTAGTGTCTCAGAAGCCAAGAAATAATGGGCAATGGACAGAGGCAAGGTTCAGATCTTTTATAACATCTTGCCTAAGAAGGGCTACAAACAGGTGGGGACCTAAGAACCTGACCCTTCAAGAAGCCCGTGTCTCCAAGGGTGTGTATAGATGTGCAGGTTGTAAGGAAGATGTCCCTGTGACTGTTAAACTCGAGGGTCATAAAAGAACCAGAAACGTCTTTGTAGATCATATCTACCCTATTATTGACCCACAAAAGGGCTTCACCACTTGGGATGAATATATAGAGCGTATGTTCTGTGAGAAATCAGGACTTCAAGTTTTGTGTAAAGACTGCCACGACAAGAAGACTGCCCAAGAAAGGCAAGAAGCCAAAGAGAGGAAGAACAAGTGACAATAACAGCGAAGATCATTGCAGACAGTATTGCAGAGGGTTGTCCACGTATCACCACTCTGCAACTACGGTACCCACGGTTCATTCATGCAGAGGTATTGACTCATAGAGTATTCTCTCGTAACGCTTCTTCCAGTCGGGCTATTCCTGTTGAACGTCTTATTCAGGATGTTCTAGATGATCCTGCAATGCCTATCTATTGGGGAAGTAATAAACCCGGTATGCAGGCGGGGGAAGAACTTGGGAGTGGTGAGTATCAGTGGCGTAAGGCTATGGGTCATGCGGTAGCGAGTGCCTTTGAGTTGCATGAGATGGGCTACCACAAACAGATCGTCAACCGTATCCTAGAGCCTTTCGCACACATCAATGTTCTTGTAACTGCTACTGACTGGGACAACTTCTTTGCCCTACGTGACCATCCAGATGCACAGCCTGAGATTCAGGAGTTGGCTAAGGTGATGAAGGTGGCTATGGGGGAGAGTGAGCCTGAGTTCCTTGAGGACCCCTACGACTATCATATACCCTATATCGACATTGCTAACGCAGGTTACTATCTAAATTTCTATGATGCTGTTAAGGTATCAGCCGCCAGTTGTGCCTCTGTAAGTTACAAGACAGTGGACGGGAGGCTTATGACTGTTGACAAAGCCTTGGCTATCTGCGATAAACTAATGGGAGACCCTCTACATGCGTCCCCTTTTGAACACATCGCTAGGCCCTGTCCAGAGAATGACAAGAGCCTTACACGTAACTTCACAGGATGGGCACAGTATCGTGCAGAATTGGAGCAAGGGAATGGAAATTAACGATTCACAATCCGCCTATAAGGCAATTCACCACAGTCTTTGTGGTTGGTTGGACGCTTGGGTAGACTCTGTTGAAAGAGGAACTAAAGACGAGTTCCTTGAGATGTTCGAGTTGGTTGAAATCTTGGAGAAATTGGAGAGTAAAATTGGCTGAAGAATACAAAGTCCACCACATCATTGAAGGCCCCTTCCACACGTCTGATGTGGAAGACCCCGATGGTGAATACGAAGGGATGGACACTTATTTCATCCTAGCTAAAGTGGAATACCCTGATGGAACTATCCACGATGAGGAAATCCACTTCGACACTTTCCCAGAATACTACGAGGTGAAGGCTTGGTTGGATAAGAACATTGAACCTTTCGTCTTGGATTGTGAATGGGAGTGCTTTGAGGAATGATTATTTCAGTGGGGTTGATTTTGACGCCTTGGGATTGGGGCATAGGGTTTAACGTAGATGAGCAAGTGTCTTACCTAGTCCTTGGCCCTTTTGTGGTAGCATTGGAGAGTCTTGAGGATGAGTAAGACTCACTCTGAAAATTCACGCCAAGGTACCATAGGCAGGTTTAGGAATGTATAAAGATAAAAGCAAAGTGTTGATCTTCGATGTGGAAACTTCTCCCAACCTAGCGTATGTGTGGGGTAAGTGGAAACAGAACATCTACTCACCTCAGCTTGTAGAGAAGTCTTATTTGATGTCATTCGCTGCTAAATGGTTAGGTGACGATGAGATTATCTACGTTGACAACAGGCACAATGATGACCGCACATTGGTTAAAACCCTCTACGACCTACTAGACGAGGCTGACCTTGTTGTAGCACACAATGGGGATAAGTTTGATCTCCCAACGGTCCTTGGGCGTGGCATTGTTCACGGGTATAAGCCTCCAAGTCCATATCACTCTATAGATACACTAAAGGTCGCTAGGAAGAAGTTTAGGTTCTTGAGCAACTCTCTAGCTGACTTGTGTGTTGAACTAGGGCTTCCCTTGAAGGGAGACCACAAGAAGTTTGCAGGGTTTCAGTTATGGGTCCAGTGCCTAAAGCAAAATGACGAGGCTTGGGACGAGATGCGAGAGTACAACATTCAAGATATACAATCTTTGGAAGCCCTCTATCTTCGGTTACGTCCTTACATAAGTGGACACCCCAATGTGGGTATTGACGAAGTGTCTTGCCCCTCGTGTGGATCACTTGACTTGCAGAAGCGTGGTTTATATAAGCCTAAGAGTGGTTTGGTTTACCAGAGGTATCAGTGCAACTGCTGTGGGTCTTGGTCTAAGGGTAAGTCATCACTAAAGACTGAGACTAGTAATATCAGGAGCATCTAGTGGCTGAATTCACCCGGAGAGAGTGTAAACGAGAGGCCCATTGCCGTTGGTGTGATGAGGCCATAGAGAAGGGGCAAGAGATGGTGACAGGGTATTCATGGCGTAGCAGAGGCCAAAACATTCACTTCTGTCTACCCTGTGCCTATCTTGTGGGGCAGTTGGCTGAGGAGAGTTTACTTGGGTAAGAGGGACAACAATAAATTCGAGAGGGTGTCTAAGGACCTCTACCCAACAATAGACCCCGGTTGTCTTGTCCCTGAGTTCATCAATCGTGTGAGGGGTAAAACCTATGCAGAGCCTTGTTGGGGGGCAGGGGACCTAGAGGACCTTCTCATGGAAGTGGCTACGTGTAAGTGGCGGTCTGATGTGGAGCCACAAGTAGAGAACATCCCTGTGAAAGATGCCTCTACACTTACTAAGGATGACCTACAGGGGTGTGACCTTATAATTACCAACCCGCCCTACCAATGGCCCATGCTTAAGCCCCTGCTGGACACCCTACCTAAGGTAAAGCCCACTTGGCTACTTCTACCGGGGGACTATATGTTCAACATTCGTATGGGTCCTTACATGAAACAGTGCAGGACTGTTGTGGCTATTGGACGTATGTATTGGCAACCAAACAAGGTTAAAGGGGTCAGTAACATGGCTTGGTATTTATTTGACCCTTGGTATTTTGGACCTACTGAATTTGTTGGGAGGGGGCACAATTCATGACAGAGGAAGAAATACAAGAGGTTATCTTCTCTAGGGGCCTTGACACAATCCTTGAGGAGCATTACATTACACTCCCTTTTGCCCTAAGTATCCTTGATGAACTTGGCTACTTGGACTTGGAAAGATACAAGGAGAATGACGAATGATTACAGCCGAAGATATCAAGGAATTCGTGGGGTATATCGAAGCCTCTCGGAAGCCTAAACGTTCCCTTAATGAGTTGGCACAGCTTTGCCACAAGGCTTCATACCAAAATGGGTGGTGGCACGATCCAGACACAGGGGAAGAATTCCCTACAACGGGGTTTCTTGGGGCACACGTCATTGCCACAAAGATTGGCCTAATCCACTCTGAGGTTAGCGAGGCTATGGAAGGTCACCGTAAGAACCTTATGGATGATAAGCTCCCCCACCTAAAAGCATTTGAGGTTGAACTTGTGGACGCACTTATCCGTATCTTTGACCTTGCGGGACAACAGGAAATGGATTTGGATAGGGCCTTTGATGAGAAGATGAACTTCAATGACGTGAGGCCGGACCACAAAGTAAAACAACGTAAAGCTGGTGGAAAACTCTATTAAACAAGAAAGAGAAAGAATGAAAAACACCTACGGACCTACACTACCTATCAGTGATGAGATCCACGCAATGAAATACCGCTCCAAGGGGGAGACCTTTAAGGAGGCTATGTCACGGGTTGCAGACGCACTTAAAGATGATGAAGAGCATTTTATCAACTTTCGCCATATCCTTTACAACATGAGGTTTCTCCCTGCTGGCCGAGTGCAATCTGCTATGGGGGCACCTCGTCGGGTTACACCTTACAACTGTTTTGTATCTAATACAATTAAAGATAGTATGGAGGGTATCTCTGAAGCCTCTGCACAAGCAGCTAAAACTATGCAACTTGGTGGGGGTATTGGTTATGACTTCTCGACCCTACGTCCACGTGGGGCATTGATCCGCACACTAGACAGTCGCTCTTCTGGGCCTGTAAGTTTTATGGGGGTGTTTGACGCTTGGTGTAAGACTATTGCCTCTGCTGGTCACCGCCGTGGCGCACAAATGGGGGTTCTCCGTGTAGATCACCCTGATATTGAAGAGTTCATCCGTGCAAAGAATAATAACACAAACCTTACACAGTTTAATATCTCTGTAGGGGTTACAGACAAGTTTATGGAAGCTGTGAAAGCAGACGAAGACTTCGATCTTGTGTTTGATGGTCGTATATACAAGACTATCAGGGCTAAGGCTTTGTGGGATGACATTCTTCGGTCAACGTGGGATTGGGCAGAGCCGGGGATTCTCTTCATTGACCGTATCAACCAAAAGAATAATCTCTGGTATTGTGAGTATATTGCGGCTACCAACCCATGTGGAGAACAACCTTTGCCACCTTTCGGGGCTTGTCTGCTTGGGTCTTTCAACCTTACTCAATATGTAACAATGCAGGATGATGGGACACGTGTTTTCAACTACGAACTCTTGAAACATGATATTCCCTATGTCGTTCGTGCTATGGATAATGTCGTAGACCGTGCCACATACCCTCTACCACAACAAGAAAAGGAAGCTAAAGATAAGCGGCGGATGGGACTTGGGGTTACAGGGGTGGCTAACGCTATTGAAGCCCTTGGGCACCCTTACGGAAGCCAAAGTTTCTTAGATGAACTTGAAAAGGTGATGACCACTATTAGGGATGGTTGTTATGATTCTTCCGTGGCGTTGGCTGTAGAGAAAGGCCCATTCCCCCTCTTTGACACTAAACTCTTGGATAGTGCGTTTGCCAAAACTCTTCCCTCCCGTATCCGCGAGAATATCAAAAAGTTTGGACTTCGTAACTCGCACCTACTCTCTGTAGCACCGACAGGAACTATCAGTCTGAGTGCTAATAACGTCAGTAGTGGTATTGAACCTGTGTTCTCTCACTTCTATGACCGGACTATTCAAACATTTGATGGTCCAAGGGTAGAGCGTGTAGAAGACTATGCTTACCGAGAGTGGGGCTTGAAAGGGGTTACAGCAAACGACCTTTCTGTTTTCGACCATGTGGAAGTCCTAAATACAGCCTCTAAGTTCGTAGATAGTGCTTGTTCTAAGACTTGTAATGTGGGGGATGACGTTACATGGGAGCAGTTCAAGGATGTGTATATGCGGGCGTATGAGGGGGGAGCCTCTGGTTGCACAACCTTCCGTGCCTCTGGCAAGCGTTACGGTATCCTCAATGCCTCTGCTACAGAGGATGTTGCCGTAGAGGAAGAGCAAGAAGAAGATACCTTTGTGGATGAGAAGGAAGGCGGGGCTTGTTACTTTGACCCTAACACTGGTCTACGCACTTGTGAATAAGCCTTGACACCAACACCTGAGTATGTGTATAAAAGGCTCATACCTTCCCGTAGTTCAACTGGAGAGAACAACTGACTTCTAATCAGTAGGTTGTAGGTTCGAGTCCTACCGGGAAGGCCAAACATTTTTATTGTGGAGTCGCATGGAACAGAAACCTAAGAGTAAACGAGCCACAAAGTTTGCCAATGCCGCCACGGAAGCCAAAGGTAAACTCGTAGACCTGAAGCCCATGAACCCCAACCAAGGCCTATACCTTAAGGCTCTAAGGGGTAATACACCGATTGTTGTAGCTGTAGGGTGTGCAGGTGTCGGGAAAACATACATGGCCGCTGTAGAGGCTGGAAACCTTTACCTAAACAAAGAGATTGACAAGATCATCCTCACCCGGCCTAATGTAGCTGCTGGACGTGACTTAGGCCACCTACCGGGAACTATGGAGGAGAAGTATGCCCCGTGGCTTATCCCCCTATTGGAGACCTTGACAGAGGTTCTTGGTAAAGGGGTTGTAGAGACTGCCGTAAAGAATGGGAACATTGAATTTGCCCCTCTGACATACATGCGAGGTCGTAGTCTACAGAACGCCTTTGTCATCTGTGATGAGAGCCAGAACCTTACTGTTGCTGAGATGGTCCTCCTCACCACTCGTATTGGTGATAATACAAAGATGGTCATTAATGGGGATATCCTACAGAAGGATATTAAAGAGAAGTCTGGACTATCAATGCTACTTGACATTACTAAGAAGTATGGTATAGACATAGACATCGTAGAATTTGGCTTTGAGGATATTGTCCGTAGTGGATTGTGCAGAGCCTTCGTAGAAGCATACATGAAAGAGGGATTGATGTGATGGACAAGTTTACTGAAATGGGGCCTGAAGATAACTATCATGAAAAGCCACGGCTTGGCAGTAAGTGGGTTGTGAAAAGGAGCTTCCCAGATGGCGCAGGTGTAGTTAAAGGGGATGTCGTAGAGGTTAATGGTTATGACTTTGATGGGGACGTGCTTTATATATATGGAGAAGACGAGTGGTGTGTTGTCCTAAACAACTGGCACAAGAACTTCTCCCCTTACGAGGAGGAAGTCACCCCCAAAAATATTGAGGAACCAGATAACGTCAACAACCCAAGCCACTATGGCCAAGGAAATATTGAGGCTATCGAATACATCAAGGACTTCCTAACCAAAGAGGAATACATTGGCTACCTACGTGGAAATATTGCTAAGTATTTGCATCGCTGGCCATATAAGGATGGCCTTGAGGACTTGGAGAAGGCTAAAGTGTATCTTGGTTGGCTTACTGAGGAAGTGTCCGAATGATTACTGTAGCCCTTACGATGGTAGATGGTAGTATGACCATATATGAAAATGTTCATAAGGCTGGTCCTAACGGAAGTTTCTTCCTAATTGGTCTTGAGGACAAGACAGTTGTTATCCCAGAAAGTCAGGTCAAGGTGATCTGCACAACCTCTCAAGAAGGGGAAACCAAATGATTACCCTAACATTCCTCGTCTGCTTAGCCTCTAACGAATGTGTCAGTCAAGCCCCTCCCCAAGTATTTCAGTCTGTAGCACAATGTGAAGTGATGGCACAGATGGTTATGGCTGATATGGACCGTAAGATGGCAGAGGGTCTAGTTCCTGCACATGCAGCCTCTTACAAGTGTGTCAACTGGGGACAACCCAGTTAACCTACACAAGAATTTAGACAAAGTAAAACCCCCTTCGGAATTAACCGGAGGGGGTTCTTTTGTGTCTGCTCAAGCGTTTCTCTTGAATATGTCTTTTATGTCTTGTCGGATTTCTCTTATGTCTTCCCCAAGGGTCTTAACGACTTCACGGTCCTCTTGCCTACTCTTCTCAATATCTGACCGCATCTCTTGGATGTATAAGTGGTGTTCATCCCTACGTCTCTCCCTAGCTGCAATCTCTGCCTTCAAGAGGTCAATCTCTTTACCGTTGGTCAACACCCTGCGGATAAGCCAAGCAATTCCACTCACCACCAAAGCTACAGCCCCACCCACAACTTTATCCATATGATCAGACATCACAACCCCCATCATAAGCCGCTACAAGCACCCTCCCAGTGGCAAGAGACTTAGGGCCACCATCCACTACCAGAGCGTCTACATGAGCGTCTACAGGGGCTTCTAGGCCAGCGCAGAGGGCACTATCGCTGACGGTTACGTTCGAGCAACCACTCACGATCATTGTCAGGACCAACAGACTTGCTATTCCTAATAGCCTCATCAATCCTCTTTCGTGTGTCAATGACTTGTTCATTTTGTTGTGCCTCTATCTTCTCTCTCTGTCTGTTTTCGCCATATTCGATCAGACTGTATGAAATCAAGCCAACAACCAAAACAGCACCCACAAGGATAATAGTGGTTTGTCCAACACGAGTGGTTAGGGGTCTTAACAGGCTTTCCCACAGGATTGTCCACATTCGTCATTTCCTGCCCTTGTTCCAGTCATCAAGACGTGCATACATGGCAAACCCCACACCAACCAAAGTAAGAGCCACAAAAACCCACTTGAGGCTATCTGCATAAGGTAACAATGGGAATACATCCTCAGCGGCTTCTGTAGCCAAAGCACCGATCTGGGAGAAACCTGCCAAACTAGCCCCTTGCAAAGTCCTACTGTTTGTCACCCTACGGGGTTGCATTAACCTTAGGATTTCCTCTGAGGAGAGGGTCCTGACTGGCTTCCATACAACTCTCATACTGTCCGTAACACCCCAAACAGTAGCACGCCCTTTGGTGTATTCACCTCTGGCAAAGAGGGCCTGTTCAGCCTTCCTACGGGGGATAATCTCTTTGGGCCTACTCCACCCCATGAAAGCCTCAGCAGCAGCCTTACGATCCCCACTGTTTAGGTGTCGGGTAAGAGCGGCCTTGGCAATCCCACCAGTGTTGTAATGGAAGGACACAAGAGCATCAAACTCATGTTGTTCAACCTTTACCTTAAGAGCTTGTAGAACCTCTGCCTCATATTTGGCTAGGTCCTTACGGAACACTTGGAAGATTTCCTTAAGTGTTTTATCCAAGTCTTGCGGCATACCACGAGGAAGGTCCCTTGGGTCTGGACTACCTGCAAAGTGTGTATGACCAATACCATACGTCACTACCCCCACAGAATCTAAGTAGGGACCGGGGACAACACCTTCATGGATAATAAGGGACATGACCCCTTTGTCGGATGTTTTCATTATATGTTCCTTTGTCTCTCCAATTAGGGCGCTGACCTGTTGCCTTCAAATCAACTATTTGCGTCCTCTATATCAACAAGTCCCTGCGCAATAAGATCCATGCCCGCATTGCGGGATCGTGGTCATTAGCTATCCTCAGCGCGGCAATGCAGGAAGCCATGCGCGGATTGGATGAATTCATCCTGGAGACCGGCAACGCCGGACGAAAGGTTGTTAACTTCTAGGGCGTTTACAGATGTGACGCCAAGGTTTGCCATTACGTTTACAGAACCAGAAACCCTGACTGTGCCAGTGGATAAATTGACAACAATATAATACATTTTATTATCCGTGTTGCCTCTCGTAATGGAATTGTAATCTAATGTCTGCCATGCGCCCCAAGTGACGCCCCCATCTGCGCTGCCACGAATTCGAGTTGTTACATCAATATCGAAGCCTGAGTCATCATTCGTCTCGCTTGCGTTTCCTGACCTACGCTTATACACCATATAAGTCGAAAACGCATTGGCACGCGCGGCATTTCTCGGCGCACCCGGTTGACCCTCTGCAATAGCAATGGGGTTGTCCCTAAGTTGTTTTACAAGTTCTGAAGTGAGAGGTGCAAAAGGGTTAGATTGGGATTCAGTTATACCAATGTAGTCTGCCATTCGGGTAATCCTTGCTTAGATGAGTTGGTGTGCAGGGGCACCATCGGGGAAAAACAAATCATCCTCTGCAATCATAAAGGCAAAGGTGTCTTTGTCCCCTTGTGTGGCACTCCCGTAAACAGGTGTATCATTAGGGGCTATGAATCTGAACTCCCCCTTGAAGAAAAAGTCCTGAAGGACAATATCAGTCCACCCATGTTCTCTCCTAGTGCTTTTTTCCCTCACTTGGGTTAGTTTGGGACTAGGCTTACCAGTAACATCTTGGGTGACACGAGTGTTAAGTCTAACAACATCCACCAGAGAGATGTCATTATCCTTGTTGTCAATTTTCACTTTGTATGTAATAGGGGCTGTGTTAAACCTAGCAAGCATACGGAGGGCAGAGACCAACAAGACACTATCTGCACCCCTGTTTACCCACCTACAGAAAATCTCCCTGATACGTGGATTACGGTAGGAGTTCTGTTGTTCTGCCTCTGCATCAATAGCCACAATGATACGGTCAAAGTTATTCTTCTCTGTAGCACTACCTGTGGGGTCTGTCTGAACAGAATAGAAATGGACTTGAGTAAGCCTGTCTTCGTCATGGTCTGACTGAGATATGTCTAAGACAGAATTATCTTCGCCCCAATCTACAACGGTCTCACCAATAAACGGAGGTGCATTCACCTTAAGTTTAATCTCTTGGTCAACATCATCCCACCAAATAGATACGCCAAGAATAGATATTTCCGACAAGAGTTTTGAGACACCTTCAGGTTTTGTTATAACCGTATCTAAAAAAAGAGTTGAGGCCCAACGGGTGATTTCCTCTGTCCAATCAGCCTTAGGGATGAAGCTAGAAGGAATGTTACCGAAGTTTATAAGGAGGTCTTCCACAAGGTCATCAATACGAGTATTCACCACTCTATAGGCTTGTTGGAATGTAGACCCTTCCCTGTGAGACTTCTCCTCTGTGTTCTCTAAGCCCCTGCCAGTTAGGGTAACTATGTCACCTGACCTCGTGTATGTAACAACCTCGCGACCTATCACAGCGTAACCTTTGGTAGGATACTCTGCCCCAATACCAGCGGGGGTAAGTCTTATCTCTGGGTCATACTGGGGGTTAATGTTCCCATCATTATCAAACCTAGGGAACAGTTCAAACTGAAGTTGCCCTCTTGAGGGTTTAGGGCACAGGGCTTTCTTATCATCCGCTAGGTGGAGAATGTCCTTACCCTTAAGAACCACCTTACCACTACGGTCAGGGCCTTCAAAGTCTGTTAGGATATAGTGGCGAGTGGACTCAGCTACAAAGGCACCAGACTCATCAATGTAACCCTCGATAAACCTCATGGGCCTATCGCCATACGTAGGCCACCTACTCTTCAACTTACCAAAGAAGGTTCCCCTGTCCTTAGGGTCATATCCACCTTCGTCTAATTGGGCACTGCCACTCTTACGCTCAGAGGCATACTTATCAGTAACTTGGTCGCCGTAAGGAAAGTCTGTTAGTGTAGCAGAGATAGTCCCCCTACGACCAAGACCATTATACTTATCGTTAGTTCCTGCAATGTTTACTGTAGCAGTTACAGGAGATACACTCTCAAGGACAGGGAAGGCATTGGTGATGAGAGGAATGTCTACACGGGGTTCCACAAAACGTAGAGTGAGGGTTCCAGCTTGGAAGTTCTCTTTATCTTGGCACGTATTAAAGGTGTTATAGCACTTTCTTGGCTGTCCCGGTAAAGACAAAGAGGCTGTGCAGGGAGATGACCCATAAGTTCGTATACATTGGTCTACATCAATCTCTACAATACGGAGCGGTTTTCTATCTACCTGCATTATGCCACATACCCCTCAATACTCATCCTAACACTCATCCAGTTACCACTCTGGTCGAACGTAGGCTTCATCTCACCACCCTGTTGACGCCACACATATGCCACATCATTAGGGAATACAGTGGGGCCACCAGCAAAGACAAAAGGTCTACCTTCATTGTAATGTCCCATAAAGGGCATAAGGTCATCCTCTACGAAATACCGTTCTACGGCTAACAGGGGAACATCTGTCATAGCACCTTTACTCATAACACGATTACCTACAAACTGACCATTCAATGTCTTTGACACCAAAAGTTCTTTCTCTTGGGATAACCAGATGGGTGTGTAGCCATAACCAATACCACAGTCAATCTCTAGAGGGTTGCCAAGTGATAAGGCTCTCGCCTCTGATTCCCCAACACCAATAAACTGGACACGGAAATACCTACTCTCTACCCTATTAAACACTATCATTGTGGCACTAGAGGTCTCAATAAGGTAACTTATGTTTGGGTTTATCCTGTCATAGTTTACCCCGTCAGTAGAAGTAAAGAGCCTAACTTCTTTTGGGGCACCCTTATAACCGATAACAGCAAAAGCGTAAAACTCTTTTGATTCACCTAAATCAAATTCAAAAGTTCTTGAATTGTTTGACCAAGAGAACCCATCATAAGTGCTTTCTGTCTGAAGGGAACTTGCACTGGTATTATCTATGGTAGCATCCCACAGGAAGTTATCAAAGAGGACAAGGGGATTTACCCCCTCGCTCTCAGTCCAGTTGGTAGTAATTACGGGCATCGGGTGTATCTTTCTTTATTGACTGACCACAAAGACCTTACCCCTGTTGTCATTCTCGTTGTAAAACGCTTCAAAGAGGTTTTGGAGTTGTTCCCCAGTGTAGAGGGCACTAGGGTCTAGCCCTTGGACAATGACCCTCTGTGGGGTTGCTTCTCTGGCTTCACGGGGGGCATTAGCTGTCCTTCCAGCAGAACCACCGCCACCAGCGGAAGACCTCCCGGCACCTTTAATGGCGTTTGCAGCGTTCATGGCAAGACCAAATATTTTCACAGCAAACCCAATCTTTGCAAGTGTAGGAAGGGTTCCGTCTGCCAATGCTTGTGTGTATGCTAGGTGGGCGTTTATGACACCTTGGGCAAAAGCTATACCAGCCGCAACTTTTACCATCCCGTCACCGCCAGACTGCATGGCACTAGCCATGTCCCCCATTATGCCTGCTGTGAAGGAGAGTCTGGCTCTAGCAGCTTCCTTCTCAATCTCTGTAATACGGCTCTCACGAGATTGAACTAGTTGAGTATATAGGTTGTCGTATTCCTCTCGGAGAATTAGTTCACGATCTAAAGCGTCCTGTAGGACTTGAAACCTCTCATCATATTGCTCAAGGATCAACTCCCCCTCAAGACCATTGGCCACCATCATCTCTTCACGGCGTTGCTCAAGGTAGGAATTAAGGGAGTCCAACTCTTGTTGATATTTAGCGTTAGGGTCTACCCCACCTCCACCACCAGAACCACCTCCAGAACCACCTCCACTCGACAGGTCAGCAATCTCAAAGGACATCGCCTGATTAGCGTCAAACTGTGCGAGAATCTTCATTAGTTCTGCGAGTTTTGCACCCGCCACTAAAGCAGCCCCAAAGTTACGTGCAACAATGGCGGCAGAAATGGCAACCTGTTGAGTAGCTATTGCAGTCTCAATAGATTGTCTCTCTATTGCAGTAGAAGCCCTAAGGGCGGCTTCTGAAGCACTGACACCTTGACGCATGAGTTGGAGTTGTAGGGTTAGGCGTTGGTTGGTTTGGCCAACAGACTCTCTTATGCGGTTAAGCTCCCCTATCGTCCTGCCAGCAGCCCTTGCGTCAAACAATGCAATGGAAAGCCTACGTGCCTCTTCGGACATATCCTTTTGTAGAGCCAAGTTTGCAATATATTGTTGACGCTGGAGGGCTAAGACTTGGTTACTATCTTCACCGTAGCGATTGATTGCGCCTTGAAGGACTATTTGCTCTTGGAGGGACCTTTCGGTTTCTCTGTTACTAGTGTTTATGGCACCCCCTAAACGGGCTATCAGGGCCTCACCCTCTTCAATGGTCCTATTAGCCTCGATAAAACTGAGTAGCATTTCAGCCACAGGTCTAGGCAGAGATTCTAACTCAATACCTAAACTGCCCATAGTGTCTAATAATCTATTGACCTCTTGGGCTTGCCCCTCGAAGGACTCAGCTAGGTTTATAGCTACGAGGTTACTCCGAAGTTGTTGGGCCGCACTACCCATCACTTGAAAGTCATCCATTATCCGACGAATGTTCGCCGAAATGTCTAATGACTGCCCAAACTCACTCACAACCACTGTTGCCCGCGTGTAGTGTGAGGTTAGGTCTTCCAACTCTCCTAGTGCATCTCTAATTTGACTCCTCGCCAAGGATGACCTTAACATAGCCTCAACTTCTGCATAGGCCCTTACCGATTCAGCAGCCTCCCCATACTTATCTGCTAGTTGTGTCGTAGACAGGGTTAGCAAGTCTTGAGAAGACCTGAGACCGCTCACCACACCCTTTAACCTATCTAAGTTATCTTCAGCAGACCTAGCAGATTCTCCCATCCTCACAAGAGCATTAGCAACACCCGTGACGATAGGGATAGCGATACCCAAACCTGCAAACAAACCAATCATACGAGTGGACTTAGATAGCATACCAAAGGTACCTACAAGCTGAGTTGCCTGTTGACCAAAAGCAACAAAAGCACTGGTGCCAGATTGAATTTGAACAGCAAAGTCACCCACCTGATAACCAGTCTGTTGCATAATGACGCCGAGTTGGTTAGTCCCTCGTTTAGCTTGGTGGCCAGCCAGAGTGTTTTCTCTAAGTGCAGTGCGGTATTGACGTAGGCTCTGTGCAGCTTGCTCCCTAGTGATAATCTCAGCCGCTAGGGCAGCACGAATGTCAGCATGTGCCCTTGACATACGCTGTTGACTAGCAAACACAGGGTCCATAGAGGCCCTTAGCCTATTATAAGAGTCTGCTGCCCTCTGTTTTTCCTTACTTAAGGCAGACTCGGAAGTGGTGGCCTCTATTGTAGTAATAGAGAGTTTACGCTTCGCTTCTGCAAGGGCTTGCACAGCAGCTTTTTGCTGGACTATAATAGAGGTCGCCTCTCTGGCGTACTTTGAATACGTCTGTACCCTAGACTCTGCACGAAGGGCCCCCATCTTACTCAAGGCGGCTGCTAGTTGGTTAACTCTCTTTTCATAGGTATTATTACTAATAGCACCTTTCTCAACAGCAAGGGCAAGTCTTTTGATTGTGTTCTCTGTTCTCACAGAGGCATTAGACAAAACTTCGATAGACTTTGCTTTTTTATTGGTGGTGTCTTGAGTCACCCTCATTCTAGATGAGAGAAATTCCGTAGCCTTACCTACCTTCAGGAGACCCTCTTCCACTCGCCTTTGAGCAGCTTCAACTTCCCTTTCGCCTTGCGACCTAAAGACTATACTAACTTCATGTAGATCATTCACTGTGCATCACCTTTAGCCAAATCTGGTCCAGTCTCTTTATCACTTCTATGTCCCTTGGAAGAAGGTTCTCGCCCATTAGGTCAACATAGGATTTTATTTCTGTGTAGCTTAGGGGTATCTTATCTGATCGACTATTACTCAAGTTTACGAACACTTCCCACAAATGAGAAAGCAACTCAGGGAACTCTGGGCCAATTAACTGCACAGGGGTCCTTCCGAGTTGCTTCTCCACTTGTTCAAGATGTTGTCTTTGAGTTACTCCGTCCTTGTCCGGTTTAGATAGACTAAACGAGTGCTCGGCAAAGGCTAAGAGGTTGTCTATCAGTTCTTCGTAAAAACCTCGGCGTCCGCAACCCCCTCAAACAACTGTTCTACAATGAAGGGGGCCAACTCATAAACTTCACGGGCCAAGTCTTCAGAGAACTTAGGTTGCTTCTCTTTGTAGGTGATGTTCCAGCCAGCCGTAGTCTTTACCAAAAGGTCGAGGGTCTCTGCTTCAATCTCCTGTGCAGTAATAACCTTCTTACTCTTCTTTTGACTCTCTTGAATACGTTTGTTGGTTTGGGCGTGACGAACATCCTTGTATTGTTTGCTGTGTGGCAAATACATGGTGATGGTCATAGGGGACTCATCTTTATTCGTCATCACTTCACCAGTGGCGGGGTTCTTCAGTTCCACTTCTACAGTGTCGGTAGTCGGGATGAAACTTGCAATATCCATTTGTCGGGTCTTTCTGTGTTGTCGGGGGTTCATAGTTTATGCACTATAAATCATAACTATCGTTTATGACCTATAGGTAATATGTCGGGTGTCGCCTTACGGCTTAGTTAAAGTGGGCTACCGGACCACCCGACCAATCCAGTAGCCCGTCCCTTGCGGGATTCCTAAGGGGCAGGGCGAGTGATTACAAGGCTGGACTCTTCTGTAGCGTCATAGAGAGCCTTGAAGCTAACTTCCACTAGGTTTGCACCTGTGTTACCACTCACACCGTTGTTAGCACTATTCAGGCGAACGTTGGGCAAGAGGAAAGTCATAATGTCGGAGCCAAAACCAGCTTGGAACTCAAGAGCCGTAGCAGTCTCATCCAAGAAGCGGTTAATCAAGGACTCATCTTCAAAGTATGCCGTGAAGCTACCTTCAATATTAGCCATGCCGGAGATGAAGTCTTTGGATGTATTTTCACCGATACAGTAGCGGGTCTCATAGCCACGGTCGATATTCAACTCAAAGGAGGTGACACACATACCTGCCAGAGAACCACCTTGGTCAGCCAGACGGAAACCATTACCAGCATAGTGGTCAAAAGGTTCATTAGAAGATGCAGGGGTGAGGGTATCAGCAGCAGTGCTATCAGCAGGAGCAGCCATATCACGGCCCATGAGGCCAAAGGTAGCACTAATGGGGCTATTGTCACCAGCAGTAGCAGAGATACCAAGAGTGTTTACAGTAACCCCCGTATACAGCTTGTATTGGTCAATGTCCAAAGAGCCTTCTTCAATGGAGAAGTACTTAGGGTCAGTGCCAACCTTCAAGGTGTTTGTAGACCAAGAAGAACGCATGACTGCCTCAAGAAAGGGATCAAAGTCAGCCTTCCGAAGGTCAGCCGCCATGTCACCAGAAACAGTTCGATCCCCATGACGTTGGAAACGGTGCATCTCATCTGGGCGAATTTCGTTATTCTCGATAATACCCTTTTCCAAAACCAACTGAAAAGTGTTGACAGGGAGGGCAATGAAAGTGGGGGTAGTGGGGGTAACACCAAAGGTGTTCTCTTCTACGTAGGAAACGAGTTTCCGGGAGTTTTGTGCAATGGGCATGTTTTAGTCCTTATCGTAAGCATACCACCCAATGTTAATGGGCGTTATAAACCAAGGGGAGTCTCTGAAAGACCCCGTTTGTTCAGCGTATTCAACCCTAACAATTTGGCCGTTATGGGAGATGTCGTGGGTAGAGGGGAAGGCCGCAAGGATTAGGTTGCAGAGGTCTTGGTTCTCTTTAGGGCCTACACTCTCAGGTGTATATACACTTATGGAAAACAGACCAAGGTAGCGGTTGAATGGGTTAGAGCCTACTTCAGAGGGCCTACGAGAAGTGGGGAATAGGCTACAGGTGACGAAGGGGGTGTTCGTAGGGGGATCATAGACAGTGTTCTGGTAAATGATGTAGGGGATACCAGTGATGTTAGACAGTTGCACTTCTAAGGCTGCACGAATGTTATTGTATACGTTCATCGTTGTTTAACCCTTTGTGCAGCAGATCTTACTATGTTGGTGAACTCACGTCTTACTTGGGCAAACACCTTATAACCGGGACGTTCCCACTTGTAGCCACCGTCTTCAACAGCACCAGCGTGAGGGGCAGTATTAGAGAACACTACGGGACCACCCAAGTTCAAGCCTTCTATTTCTTGCTCAAGCCTTTGAAGGTTTCTGGCCTGAGCAGCACTAATGTCTTGCCCTCTTTGACGACTCTTACTAGAGAATCCAGTGGGATTATTGAACCCAAAGCTATCCACATAAGCGGAGGTATCTACAGGGCTAGAAGCGGTAGCTACACGAGCCATATCCTTTAGGACTTCCCTCTGTAAATCTTCAGAGAGTTTCCTGAAGTTGCCAGAGCGTTTGACGTATGTAGAGGTTATCTCTATCATTCTCTCACCTGACAGATGTAGCAGAGGGTTTTATCTTTACACCTAATCTTGTGGACAGAGACGACAGTTACCCTATCCCCTACGCCGATAATCTCATCATCTACTTGTGGGTCAATGGGGTTTCCACTTGTATCCCTGTTACCAAAGATAACCTTACGGTCGCCACGAATGACATTTGTTCCATCTACTTCCCCCAAGTCATACATGGCATTGTAGCCTATGAGGGTGACAGGGGTGTCAGGGGTTTTGGCGGAGGCAAGTGTGGCAGGATTATATGCGCCTTTTGTGTAGCTTTGTAGGGTAAGGGGTTCACCGTATAGGTTTACAAGCCTCTGAAGATCAATAGCCCTGATCGTCACCATACACCCCCTTTGGGTAGTCAAACTCCCCACGATAGGTTGATAGGGGACGTAGGGGGTTGCTACGGGCAGTTTCCATAGTCAGGGTGTTGATACCCCCTGCACTAACCCCCAAACCAGAGCCAAAAGCCATTGCCTTGTCACGGAGGTCTCTTGCTAGGTTTCGATATTGCTCTTGTAGGTCGGAATAACGGACCCTGAGTGTGCGGTCCACTTCCGAAGTCACCAGCCTTGCATATTTAGCCGCAATAGTCTCTGCAATAAAAGCCCCTGAGTGATAGACATTCTGTCCACATTGACCAAGGGCAAAAATAATTGCTTCATCTTGGACTTGGGGGTCAGTGTCGTCTGTATCCCCCACAAGGAAGCGAACAGAATTACGGCGTTCTTCTGCCGTCTCTACACCCAGAGTTCCGCTGTCATAAGTCCAATCCATGTTTACATTGCCTCAAATTTACCGTAGTGGTGACGCCAAGTGCGAATCAGGCCCATCTGTTGCCCACGGGAGCGAGACTTCTTGACCTTATACTTGTGAAAGTCTTTTTCACTATTAGTGTTCTTCTTGACCTTCTCATTCAAACTTTCCACCAACTCCGTGAGTTCTTCTAGGGTCATGAGGTCAAGGCCATCACCCACCTTAGTCGCTATCTCACGTTCTGTGCTGTGGTGCATTAGCTTGAGGTCAAAGAACCTCTTGATAGTGTCGTAATCTACACCAATTTCTTGCCAAGGGATAGAGTCGCCCACTTCATATGTGCGACCCCGAAGTTTAATGTGCTTCATCCCCGGAGGGATAGCCCTAACAAAAACTGGGAGGTTTTTCTGGAAATCAAATTGATGTCGGGTGTCCATAGGAACCTCCTAAGTGTTATTAGCCAATGATGTCTTCAAAGAAGACACCCATCTCATTACCAACGACTTTCATGTCGTAAGCCATGACTGCATGGAGTTCTTCTGCAATACCTTCAATAGCCAGATAATCACCCGTGTAGGAGCGAATCTCGACACCATAACCCGAAGAGTTATCCAGAGTGGACCAAGTGAAGTTGTAGCCAGCAGCAGGAACCATCAGGCCGGGAGCAGGGGGCGCATAGTACAGAGCAACCTTCTTGGTGTTGATGAAGGCGTTGTTCTCTGCTAGGCCATCCTTACCAGTGTTCTCAATAGCATCCGAAACCAAGAAGCGAGACACTTCAAAGATTTCCGCCAGCTTGGCATCAGTCACCAGAGCCGTGTCGCTGACAGTAGCACCACCGTTCAGGCGGGACAGAATGTCAGGGTGATGCACCAGAACGTCACGAACGTCACGAGTAACGACCATGATGTTAGGACGGAAGCCACCGGAGGCCAGTTGTGCAGCCCGCTTGGCGTTGGTTACGTCAATGATGGGGGTAGAAGCGTCATAGTCATCCCACTGCTTGACTTCTCCCGTAGAAGGGGTGCCAGCGACACCCTCGTATTCAGTTGCCCAAATACCCGTAGCGAAATAGGTTTCAGCCCAACGCTTTTCACGGTCAATCATCATCTGCATGGTGAGCATACGAGACTGAGCAGCACGAATGTCCAGAGCGGTGTCTTCGTTAGCAAGGGTCTGGAAGTCAAAGTCGGTTGCCAGAGCACGGACTTCAATAGCATAGGAGTCTTGCGACAGGCTCATACCAACACGCTCAGGACGAGCACGAGGACCCAGAGGCTTCACATTACCCGAAAGGTTGAAGTCTTCGCGGTTGTAGATGTAATACTTGTCAGTCTGCTTCGACACAGGGACATTAGGGAACACTTGGTCCGCAATGAATCCCGTGGTGCTTTGCAGATAGGCAACGGTGAGGTTAGTGAGCGGAACGTCCACATGGACTTGGCTCGGAGTCAGCATAGGCATATTGTATTTCCTTTATATGTCTGCTAGATTACGCAGGGACTTCATTACCGCCTTTGTAGAAATCAACCGAAATCAGTTGACCATCTACGCCAGCTTCAAGTGCTTTACCCAAAACAATGTCGCCAGTGTCAGCAGCAACAGCTTCACCAGTGGCGTTAGAGGCAACCTCTGCACCAGCAGTGATATTACCACCAGCTTCTACGATGACGCGACCAAACACTACGACAGTGGCAGCAGCGCCGTTTGCAGGGTCATTAATGAGGACACCATCAGCGGCCTCACCAGCGCCCGTCAGGGCAACAGAACGAGCAGTGGCAGTGACAAAGTGGAATTGTGCAGCGGAGAGGTCTTCGCCAGCGGTATAGGTCTCACGGACCTGATGACCATTAGTAGCCATAATTAGTCTTCCTTCTTGTAGTAAACTTTGTTGATGAGAGCCTTGCCCTCTTTGGTCTTCGACAGAGCCTCATAAGCAGCGGCTTTGTTTACCTTTTGTTCTGCCATAACTTTAGCAATCTCTGCGTCCAGTTGGGCTTTAGGGTCGCTCATGTCGCCATTAACGTCCGTCTTACCGACTTCTTCCGTCATCTTACCGAACAGAGCATCAGCAGCTTTAAGGGCTTGCAGTTGGGCTTCCGAGAGTTCCATGCCCATGAAGGACTTGGCAACAGCCTCATCGAAATTGGGGAGGGTTTCTTTTGCTTTGGTTACAAGTTCAGCGTCACGCTTGGCAACAGCAGCAGTTTCCAGAGCCTTCAGGACAGGTGCAGGGATAGCCGACTTGGCAACCATCTCACCTTCGACTTCAATCATATCCTCTGGTGCTTTCTTCTCAACACCGTCAACAGTGATTTTGTAGCCCTCGTCAATGAAAGCCTTGCGGAGACGCTCGTTCTCTGCCTTCAGCTTTTCCATATCTTCTTTAGACTTCTTTTCCATGTCTGCGTCATACGCTTTCTTGGCTTCGTCTTCGCTCATACCCTTGTCCATATAGGGCTTCAGCTTTGATTTCATTTCTTCAGTCATAGGTTCCTTTTCCTTCTCTATGTCACGGCATTTGATAATGGCTACTTTTGCCAAAGGGTCGTCTCCCGCCGCGACCAAAGAGACTTCTTCAAGTTCAAGGTTAATAAGTTCTGTTGGCATCACAGAGACCTTTTCAATGCACGCCCGCCAATAGAGAAGGACGTAAGTGTACCATCCTGAACCTTCTTAAGGGTTTCTTCACTGGCGACTACGCCAATTATCCACCCCTCCCGTTCAGTCTGGATTCCAAGAGCAGAGGCCAATTCTCTGGTCACTGGAAGGGAACCAACAATGTCCCCCTCCTTTGGACCTTGGTGGTTGACCTTTGCTGTTCGACTTTTTAGCATGAAGTTTGTGGAGGCTTTAACCAGAGTGTCAGGGCTTACCCATTCACCACTATGATCGTAAGACTTCTCACCCTTTTCAGTGCTAACATAGGCCCAACCCCAAATAACCTTGGCATCCATATCAGCTTTAAGGATTGGGGAGACCATTTCTACTTGTTCTGACATCTTCATGCGTCCTCCTCTTGATCGCGCGTTTTCATAGGAACTCGCTTTCAGGCTCAGGCAACAACGCCAGCAGATCGCCCCAAGGCTCAACCGTGACCTGAGCCAAGTTGTCAGGGTCGATCTGGTCC